TGTATTTTGATAGTTTTGTGGAATAATACTTATCTTAATGTCATCAAAATAAGTAGTATGTACTACATCAATGTTTGTGCTATATTGACTTCTTAAAACAAAAGTACCATAGTTATTCATTACATAACCAGTATCTAAAGAGTTTCTATCGTAAGTAGATAATAGTTTAAACTTTGACCAATTATCTTCATCAGTCATTTTAATTTGAATAAATTTACTACCATCCCAATCAGGACTTTGTATAAGATTTGTAAAATTACCATTACTTTCCAAGTATCTAATTTTAGAAGTTCCACCTGGATTAGGTGTACCATCAAGAGATTTAGCAAAAGCAACTATAACCGAATCAGTAGGATTGTGTGAACCATCAAAGAAAACCGAACACTCTATTTTAACTGCAAAATAATTTATAAAAGTAGCATCGTTTGAAATCCTAAATACATTATATAAACCTCTATCTTCGTTTGGATTTACTGGAACTTGTGAATGTTCATTTTCAGTAACCGCTAAAATTCTATTATCAAACGGTCTATTTTGACCTGTTGCATTTAAGAAATTATAACCACCAAAAGAAGTCCAGTTAGTAGGGTCTGCATTTACATTATCATAATCCTTAAAGAATCCGTAGTTATTAAGTAAGTTTCTTTCGTAGTAAGGATATTTAAACTGAATGCTTGTTAATCTTTTATTTAATGAAACTAATTGATTTACATCCGACCAAATAACATTACCCGTTTTTCCAATAGATGAATATAAGTCAAAAGAATAAGTATCTATATAACCTCCATTACTATCATAAATTAACCCATTTTGAAACTCTTGTTTAACCGATACATTATCTATCAAAAGATAACCTGTTGAATCATCGTTATTGTTAAAGAAATTAATACTAAATGTACCTGCGGTTGCTGAATAAGGAAATTCATAATAAACCCAATCATCGGTAGTAACTACACTAAATACTTCAGCACCATCTATTTCTATTCTAACAGTTGCTCTTGGAGAAACACCACCAAAATTCTTTGCCCAAAAAGAAACAATATATTCAGCAGCATTAAAGCTTAATGCTTGATTTATATTAGCACTATTATCCCCAAATATTTTAGGGCATTGGCTTCCGTTTAAGCCTCCTGTTGGACTATTAACTACATCGCCTACTATATCCCAATATTCGTAAATATAAGGCATAGTACCATTAATAGTAAAGCTACCATCTTTTACTAAATCATTTACCGCAACATCATTAACTGCTATAACATACCAGGTAGCATCTTTATTAGATTGATATAACATACAACCTAAAGATTCCATTAAAGATGTTAAAAGATAATAGCAATCCTTTGGTTCAAATGTATTCCAATCTACTGCCGAATATTCAGATAGTTTTAAGTTTACAGTATTTATAAGAGTACCATCAATTTTAAATTGAGTAAAAAAAGCAACATTTAATTCACTTCCAGTCTTCTTTAATAATCTACAAACAAAATTACTTATTGTTATACCTGTGTCTACATTTGTATCATTATATAAAGCGTAATAATCTTCTCTATAATATTTAACATCTTTTAAGACTGCAAGGTTATCCGTAGCCGTAAGCTGAAGATAATATTGTTCTTGCCATTCGTATTGAATAACATCAGGCAAAAGAAACCCTCGCCATTTTAAAACTTCAGTAGTTCCATCACTTTCGTAAAAGCTAATCTTCCAAGTATATTCATCACTATCAAAGAAAAAATCAGAAGGTTGAACGGTAGAATTGAGAGGTATAAAACATTTAATATCCGCATAAGAAGAACGAATAGGAGCAAAGATATTGTCTTTATTTGCTTTGTAATTTAAAACAAAAGGCGAATCTTGCGCAGGAATTAATTCAATTACATCAGGAAATTCTTCAGTAGCTTCTTGTTTTTCAAATTTAACTATATAAAAAAAATTTGTACCTACTTGGTCATTACCTTTAAATTGTAAATTATAAATATGATTGTAAAACATTATACCACCCTCGAATTTTTTATTGCTTGGTTATCTAATAATAATCTCATTTTGTCGCCCATTATATCTACTTGGTAACCGCCTTGTCCTGTTGATGAACTTGGCATTGCTATCATAGCAGTTTTACCACCTCCACCACTTCCTAAAGTAAATGGATTAAATCCTAAACCACCCATAGTTTTAGCAATTTCTCCAATTTTTTGTAAAGCATTACCACCCGAACTTAAACCGCCTGATAAAACAAATAATATCGCTGCTGCTGCAATTGCTGCTGCTAACTTTATCATTAATCTTTTTAACCCATCTATAAAACCTTGAAAGGCATTCTGTCCACCATCAATTATTGTGGTAAACATCTGCTCAAAACCACTTTGTAAAGTTCCAACTATCATATTTGAATACCCTAATAAAGTATTTTGTTTTTCTATTTCTGCATTGATTGCTGCAATAGCTTTTTGTTCTTTATCATAAGCTAATAAGTTTGCTTCAATATTTGATTCTTTTAAACCTCCTAAAGAAATAGGCGCATTTGGAATTTGACTTATACCTAATGTAGGCGCTACATAAGTCATATCTTTTTCAACTTTTCTTGCTTTTGCTGCTAAATCTGCTGCTGCTTTGGCTTTGGCTGCTGCTTTGGCTTCTTCTTTTGTTAATGCTGCTAAAGCATCTTTTGCATTATTAATAGTTTCTGAATAAATCTTATATTTTGGAGATGTTTCCGATACTAATGCTTTTGATTTTTCTAAAGCTGCAATATAGTTTTTAAAACCACCTGATGTGGTAATATTAGATATTGATTTATTTAACTTATCGTAAGTAGCTATAAGGTCTATATTTGCTTGCTGACCATAAGTTACACCGCCCCAAAGATTTTGTAATTCTGCAAACGGAATATCATCCATCCAAGTTTTTCCCCTTTGGTCAATACCTAATTTTTCAGCCATATTATCAGCGTGACCGATAATGTTTATAGAAGAAATTAATTGACCAAGTAAATCAACAGTTTCTTTTAAAACTCCCTTATTAGAATCGCCCATATTTTTCATAAGGGTTGTCCAAGAGTCTCCTAAATTTGATAACTTACCTTGTAATGTATCTGATATAGCTGCTGCTGCACCCGATACGCCTTCTACATCTCCTAATCCTAATAAATATTTTTGTATTGATGAAGCAGTATTATCTACGGTTGTAGCTACTTCTCTAAAAGTAAATGTTACCTGGTCTCCTGCAACTGCTGCCTTAACACCAAATTCCTTTAAACGCTCAAATTCGCCTGTCTGCGCATCTAAAATTGCTTCAGCTAACTGACCAAAAGATTTACCTGTTGAACTCGCTAAATCGCCTAATTTACGCATTTCATCGTAAGAAGGTTTAAAGCCTTGATTTGCTAACTTAACAAAAGCACCTGTAAGTTCTTCAACTGAAAATGGAGTTTTAGCAGCAAAATCAGTAATCATTTGCATTGCTAATTGTGCTTGAGATGCACTACCTAAAGTATTAGTTAATACTGCACCAAATGTTTCAAATTTAGCAGTAGTTTCTACAATAGATTTACCAAAACTTAAAAGAGAACCAGCAGCAAAGACACCAGCTAAAACACCACCAATTTTTCCAGCAGCAGCACCAATTTGATTAAAGTCTTTTTCGGTATTTTTAGCAGCGTTATTTGTATTGGTATTAAATTTACCTATCTCTTTAGAAGCATTATCTAAACCTGATTTAAGACCTTGTATTTGTGCTGATAACTCAACTATTAATTTCTCGTTTGCCATCTTTTAACTTCTTTAAGATTTCTTGTTTTTCTTCATTTGATGTTAACTTTTTTGGCACTCTATTCATTATAGCAAACTTATCAGTCCATAGTGGCATTATTTCTTTTGGCTTCTTCATATCACTCTTTTTAGATACATTAACATTGTTAATATAACTTAAAGTTGCTCTGGTGTGTTCCCACTCGTTAGCCTGTCTTTTAAAGAAATTAAATAGTAACCTTTGATAATTTGCCCAAGTCATATCTTCAAACTCATCAGGCATTAAACCAACTTCGCCAATCGCAAAGTCAATTATATCATCCCAAGTTACTTTTTTTTTGAACCTTCTTCGCCACTTGACATAGCTTTAAATCCATTTTGGATGTACTCGCTACTTTGTAAGGAATGTGTCCAAGCATCAATAATTGTTTGAATGTTAGATAAATCCATATCATCAATCCAATTAGTAACATCATCTAAAGAAACATCAAATGTTCTTTTACTTATTTTATAATAGTTCTTTAAACCGCAGTAGGTAACATCTCTAACGAAATCAATCATTTGATAGTCAATATCTAACTGTTTAGTTTCTCCAGCATTAGTTGCCGTAAGAACATTATAACTCATTAAGGCGTAGTTACCGAACTTTAAAGTCCTAACCTCGCCACCCATTGTAATTTCAATAAGTCCGTTCATAGTTTGTTTGTTTTAATTATGCTATTGTAGCAAATGTTGGTGCGCCTGTTCCTGCAAATTCAATAGAGTAAGTAGTTACATCTTCCATAGGTGCTGAAACTTCGCAAGAAGTAATGTAAGCACTTTGAGAAACCGATTTATCGCCTGTAACCAAGTCAGTCCAAATGATAGCAACTAATGCTCTTGAATTGTATGCAGTGAAAATATCTGCTAAATCTTTATTCGCTGAAACAAAGTCTGCAAGACCTTCTGCTGAATAAGTAATATCTCTTAAACCTGGCATAATCTCTTTCCAACCTGCTGATTCTTTAGAAGTTGTTTCGAATACATCCTGATTCATTGACATCGTAACATTTGTTAATTCTGCTAATTGCGTACCATCCATTTTTAAGATTTGCGCCGTGCCGTTGTAAACTGCCATATTATTTTATTTTAAAAGTTAATTAATCTGTTATTGTGTAAGTTCCGCTAAAAGATACCGTATAAGATACCACATCTTCCATAGGAGCGTTTACTTCTATACTTTCTACATAAGCTAAACCTGTATAATAAGCAGTAGCTAAAACAGGATTAGATATTAGTATGTTAATTGGTGTTCTTGCATCGTAAGCAGCAAACAAAGTAGTTATTCCTAAATCCGTTGCACCTTCATCAAAGTTTACTAAAGCATCAGCCGTAAAAGCAAAATCTCTTAAGCCTGGTAATGATACCGAATAACCTGCTGATTGTTTGCAAGTAGCATCTATCATAGCATCGTTTAATGTAATAGTTACATTCGTTTGACACATCAAAGGGAAATTTGAATCTGCATCGTAAAGTAAAATGTCCGAACCGTTTAAAACACTCATATTCCTTGTTGTAATTTAAATGTAAATCTTATTAATCTTCTCACTAAAAGCCCTGTATCTATTAGTTGCTCTATTGTATTCGTACTTTCCATTAGCGTTCTGATTACATACCAATCAGGTAATAAATCCAAATACCCATCCTGCCTTGTTCTAACCAACTCTATTACTTCGTTTGATATTCTATCCGATAGTAATTTACCACCAAAAGAGTTGTCAAACCTTGTACCCACCTCAATTAAAACGCTCACTTCTTGACCATAACTTTGTTTACTACCTTCGCTTAATTCCGTAGAATTAAAAGTAGAAAGTAAAATATATGGTTCAGTCGCTGCTGCTAATACACTTGCCGAATCAAATACTGGAACTTCTTGTAGGTCTATAACGATTGCACCGCTTAGCCTTTCGTAAAGTTTTTGTCTAATAAGTTCTCCGACATCTTTCATTCCACAAATTTACGATTTATTTACTAATCTTTTTAGCAATTTTTCTTATATCGTTTAAAAATACTTTTTTGTATTTAATAAATGCTGGAATAAGAAATGGTTGCGCCCTCATAGTTCCTTTGCCGTTTACATAAAACTGCATAGCATACGCTTCAAAGCCTTGAGGAACATTTACACCACTACCTGTACCAAACTCGACATAAGGAGCGTAAGGAGCAGCATTACCACCAAATGCAACTGTACCTGTTAATTGATTATTTAAATAACTTGTATTGCCTGAACCTCTTAAATACCCATCTAAAACAGGAACATTTGCTACTGCTTCAGCGTATATTTGGTCAGTATTTCTAACCACTGAAGATTTAACCGATAATTCTGCTTCTTTAGAAATAGATTTTAAACGATTTAATACTTGAGATGTACCTCTAATTTTCATTATACTACAATAAACTTGTTATCTTCAGTCATTAAGTTTTCGTAGAACTCGGTAATTAAGAAGAAAGTAGGGTCAATTAATCTTCCTAAAGTAGTCATTATAACTATTTCTTTTTTTCTTTCATCAGTTACTTGAAATGCTTTAATAATGTACTCGCCACTATTGTAAACAATCTTATTGATTTGAGATAAATTAGGATAGTCATCATAACGAATAGTAAACTCGTAGATATTGTCTAAAGATATTTTACCATCTTCTAAATTTCTAAAGCCTTGTTTTGCTCTTATCTTTGCCCAAACTACCTTTTGGTCTACAAATGTACCGAAGTAACCACCTGTACCATCTGCGCCAGTCTGTAAAGTTTGAATTGCGATTTGATTTCTTAAATTACCTGCCTTCATTAGATACCAAATAAAGTGTTTCTACAATATGGTTGTGCTTGTCTTTTAGCATCCGAACTTAACTCGTAAGCCTGGTCATAAATAGAGTAATTTTCCCTATTCTCGTAGTCAGTAGACACTTGTTTTAAAATGGCTAATTTTAAGCCCTTAGGACACACTGCAAAGCCTGCCTCGTACTCTATTGTCAAACCAACGGTAGAATAAGCCTCAAGCATCTTATATTGCAATCCACGAGCAGTATATTCCAAAGCTACATCCTCATCATTCACAACCGAATCTATAAAGGTAACTGGCCCGTAAGGAATCTCCTGTGGAATGTGAAAGTAAAACCAATACGCCCTTAAGGTTTTTTCCCCTAAAGATAGTCCTGTAAATTTTTCTATTCGCTCCCTTGCTGAAGTTATTAGTTCTTCTATTAAGTCATTCTCCGATTCCGAAGAAATACGCATATAGTCTTTAGCCTCTTGCAAGGTAACTGGCTCTACTGCAAGGTCTGTAACAATTTCCAATTGGAACTCACTATTTATCATCTTCTTTTATAGGTTCTTGAATGTCTAAAACTCTTTTAAGTTCTAATAAAGCATCAGCTACTAATTTTGCATCACCTAAATTAAATACTCCTTTTTGTGTAGCAATATCAAGTCCTTGACCTAATATTCCAAATATTTGTTCGTTTGTCATTTTGTAAAGTTAGTATTTTTACAAAGAATCCCAAGCAAATTGAGCAAGATTTCTAAAGTAAGTATCAACACCTAAAACCTCATCAGCCGTAGGGTCGTTTACTTCTAAAACACATCTCCAATAGCTTGAAGCAATTACTACTTCATCTTTAACAATATCCGTAGTTTTACGAATTGAAATTGTTCCGTTTTCGTTTACATTAAACTCGCTAATGTATGTTATTTCTTCTATCATTTTTTTATTTATTTAGTTATACAAAGTAAGTAAAAGATATAACAACCTCACTATTGTTTGCAAAATTAGTATCTGTTACGCCAGTAATTACTCCTAAACTTGATATTTGCTCAATAGCTATTGTTGTTGTATTTGTTACCCCTATATTTATTTGTTCATTTATAATTGAAACATTATTATACCATAATGATGCACTTGAATAATTAGAATTTGTATTACCTATTGTAAATGGTAAACCTGTTATTCTAACAGAACCAATAGAAGTACCTTTGTTTGATAATAGAAAAACTCCATTTACAGTTACTTGTCTTCCTATTTTAGTGTAAGTTCCACTATTATTTGAATAAGTAACACCAGTTGAACCACCACCAAAAGCTATTCCCATAGTCCAAGTTCCTTCTTCGTAGTCATCTAAATTATTAGCTGAAGCACTTGCTACTTGTGTAGCTGGGAATTCAATACCACTTGCAGGAGCAGTTGCACCGCTTATTCCTACACCTGCACTAAAACTTGCTGCACCTGTTGAACCAATTTTAAATGGATTAATATATCCTGTTCCACTTTTATATACATCAACATTAAAACTTCCATCAACACCTGTTCTTAAACCTGTATAACCCCCTTGCATTGTTAAAGCAAATACCCCTGCTGTATTAGATAGTGCTGCATTTGCAGTCAAAACCCCACTCACTCTTGCAGTACCATTTACATCTAACTTGTAGCCTGCATCTGTGGTTGTGCCGATTAAAGTATTACCACCATAAGGATTAATACAAATATTTTTATTCCAATTACCACCACTTCCAGCCATTAATCTTCCACCATTTGAAGGAGAGTGATAATCTAAAACAACTGAAGCAATAGTAGGAGCAGCAGTTATACTTGCGTTACTTGACATAATAGTACCACTAACATTTAGTTTCGGTAAAGAATCTTCGTATGTAGTAGTACCAATAGAAATAACAGAATATTCTTCATATAATAAAGAATTTCCTAAAGCACTTGCTCCTGTAAACTTTGGTAAGTAATTAGTAGTTCCTGTGCCTGTAATAGGATTTGTTAAAGCGTTTTGCTTGTTATTAAATGTTGTCCAGTCAGCACTACTTAAAGCACCTCTATTAGAAGCAGAAGCCGTTGGTAAGTTAAAAGTATGCGTAGAAGTAGCAGAAGAAATACCAAAGTCAGTTCCACTTGTTCCTGTTGCAAAAGTTTGTGTTAAAGCCGTTAATCCGTTTAAAGAAGTTATTCCTGTGTCCGTATCAGCGTAGTTAGGAATGTTTAAAGTCGAACCTACTAAAGTAGCAGCACCCGAAGTACCCGTTGTTGTTAAAGTTATTGCGTTTTGTTTAGCGTTAAAAGTTGCAAAATCAGTAGAACTTAAATAACCATTAACCGAACCGCTTGATTGTGGAATTGATAAAGTCAAATTAGAACTCAAAGCCCCACCACCTGTCAAAGGACTTGTTGTACTTACCGTTCTTGTTGTAGGCACATAAGCAGTTAAATCACTTGTTAAAGCTAAAGTTCCCGAAGCGTTAGGCAAATAATGGTCGCGAGTTTGAGTTAAACCACTTGTAAATAAATTAGATTGAATTAAATCAGTTTTGTGGATTTGCATAAATTCATCCTCAATAACTAATAATTTATGTCCATCAGCATCTTCAATATGGTAGTTACCATCCGTAAAATGCATACTTCCGTAATTATCATTAGGCTCATCATACATCCAATATTTAGAAGCGTAAATATCGTGAGTACCTAAATTAACATCTTGCGTAGCACCTGTATAAGGAACACCACCCAAACCACCAATAGTATAGTTAGGAACATTTAAAGTATTTGTATTTAAAGTCGAAGCACCTGAAGAACCTGTTGTAGTTAAAGTTAAAGCACCTTGAAATGCAGCCGAAGATAAACCATCTAATAAATCAGCGTTTAAGTTAGTTACTTTCGTAGTAGAGGCAACCGAAAAAGGAGCAGTACCAGTAGCAACCGAAGATGCTAATTGAGAAGTAAAAGTCTTAATACCAGCAACAGTTTGTGCGCCTGTTAATAAAACTGAATTACCTTGTGTGTAAGTTCGTAGAATTGCAGCAGTAACTTTTTTAGTAACCGCATTATCCACTATCGGTAATACATCCGCATCTTCTACCGTTAATAATGGATTTAATTCTGATATTTTAATATTAGCCATATTATTTCTTCTTTATTTTGCCCTTAAACTCTTTTGTAACGCCATCTTTGATTATTTCGGTAAAGTAGCCAACCTTTATAAATTCTTTCATCTTATCGCTTAAAACAAGGTCGTAGTAGTTATCTTTATTATACTTTCTACCGTTATGTGATATGTTGACTGTGCATTTATACATAATACAAAGTTACTAATATTTTTAGCAATTTTCTATTTTTTGGCGAAACGCTTTTTTTGGGATTCGGACATCTTTGCCCTTGTTTCTGCGGAGTGTGGTTTTTTCTTAAATCCTTTTTGATTTTGTGGTAATTTAGCAATATGTTCAGCAGTTTTCTTTTTGCCTTTATGTGACTGGCTTATCTTTTGTTTTTCTTCTTCAGTATGTTTTCTATTAGTTCCTGCAATAGATAAATTTTTTCTCCATTCTTCAGTTATTATCTTTCCTTTACCCGAATCCGACATTCTTTTTTTACTTTCTTCACTCATAAAACCACTCTTATCAGTAGTAGCCGTATAACGCAAATTAAGACCATCTAACACACTTTTATAATACTCTTGGTAATATCGTTCATAATAGTTTAAATCTTTAACCTCGCACTCCTTAACGATTTCTATTGTATGATTTATAAAACCATATTTTTCAATAGAAGCAAATAGTTTAGGCTGACCTTTACATTTGTGATTTTTATAGGCATTATGCCTTTTAGAATAATTAGTTGTTTGCCCAATATAGATTTTACCACTTGGAGAAGTGATTTTGTATATTCCTATCATAATTCAAATATAACAAAAAAAAGGCTGATACAATTAAGTACCAGCCTCTTTAATTAGTTAATTGCTTGTAGCAAATATGTACTAAACATTTGAAAAATCTGCATAAATTGCTGCAGTAGGAAGCATAAGATTTATTGCCTCATAGCACTCAATCCTCGCAGTTACGAGATTTTGCACAAAATTTGAGCCGTTCTCATAAGAGAAAGTTACATTCAATCCTTCAACTTCAACACGCTCTAAGTAATCACGGTCAAAGATTAACACTTTGTCATCAGTTACCCAAGCTGCCTCGAATACTGGAGTACCAAAGATAGTCAAACCACCTGCACCGTTAAGAATAACCGCACCTGCACCTGCATAGTAACCTTTGTTGTAAGTAGAGATAATTAATCTTGCCATTTGAGCAGGACTAACTAATGCGTAAGAAGCATTAAAGTTAGCAGTCTTTTGGTTTCCGATTAATTGGATAATTTCTTCAACATCATCAGTAGCAGTTACGGTTGTTGAACCAGTAGCAGCACCTGAAACAGTACCAAAGAAAGAAGCGTTTTCTGCTTTAAAGAAATCACGAATTAACATACGAGTTAAAGTCTGCTCGATAAAAGGTAAAGACCTCATCATTTGCTTAGAGAAGGTTGCGAAACCTGCGATATAAGCATTAACAGTTTTAACTTCAGTCAAGTCGTAATCAATTTGTCCTTTAGAAGCACCTTCAGTTTGCGCTGCGATAGCACCTTCTGAACCAGACTCTTTGTAAGTAACAAAAGTACCAGTCGCTGATTGTACAGTAGGGATTAAATCTCTAAAGTTCAATTTTTGCGAAGGCAAAATTGCTTGTTGTTGGTTGTAAGTAGCTACTGAATCACCTGTTAAGTTAGATGACAATAACATATTACCAACCGCTTTTAAATTCATAGTGAATGAACCACCTGAAGACTTTAATTCTTTTTCAGCAATAGCCATATTAGAATCCAAGTTTTCAGCGATTTGCTCACCGATAGATTTAGTAGACGCAATTTTAGCAGCACTCTTGCGAGATACTTCTTCAGCTTGTCTATCCATTTCATCTTTTACTGCTTTGATTTCAGCTTTAACTGAATCAATACTTTTTTCTACCATCGTAGATAATTCACTTTTTACGCTTAATAAAGCGTTTGCATTTGCATCAAACTTTGTGTTGATGTCATTTGCTAAATTTTTAATTTCTTCCATCTTGTTATAGATTTAAAAGGTTTCTAAATAATTTTATTTCTTGTATCTTATTGTCCTCTTTCGGCTCGGTTTCTTCAGGAGTAACAATAGTCGGCTCTTCGGATTTAACAAGTGAAATAAGTTTTAATAATTCAAATTCAATAAGACCAAATGTTTCATCTGTGTAAGTACCATTTTTAATAGCCTTTACCAAAGTCTTAATTCGGTCTTCTCTTTCTTCTACTGATTTAAAGCCAGTAAAAGGTGTATTAGGATTTGCACCAAAAGTAACTGCTGAACCTTCCCAAAGTTTAACTTCGTAGATTGCATCAATTTCTTCTCCCATATCTGTGTTTTCTTGTGATTTTATTACTTGGTAACCGATAGAATGTTGAGTAATTACACCATCTCTATAAAGTTTTAAAGCATCTGCACCCCAAGTTGTATCGGTCATTTTAGCTTCAAAGTATAAACCAAAATTATCTTCTCTTAAAACCATTAGTTTTCCCAAAGGCTTATAAGTATCGTGTTGCCACAGGTAAGCTATTTCAGGCTTTGATGAATCTGGTCCTCTTTCTGCGATTGTCTTTGTAAATGCACCTGGCATTATAACATCTCCATCTAAATCAATAGAATTGAATTGAGAGAAATAACCTGTAACTACACCTGTTGCTACATCAAGGTCTTTAATAGTAGCATCGTAATTTTTGAAACTTATATTCTTCATAAGCGATTAATTTTATAGTGTTTAAAAAAGAGTGGATGTTTTACCACCCACCCTAAAACCAAAACACCAAACTATGATAGTACAAAGATACTAACTTTTTTAGCAATTATTTATATATGATGTTATTTTCCTTATCTAACTTTGCTTTTATAATAGTTGTGCATTTACAATTTATGTTATTCTTTGCACCACCTGCTGGGTCTCCTGGATGTTTCATTAGTGTACCATCTGCATTAAACTTCTCATTTAAGTCTATTGTTTTACCACTTAATTCTATGTGCCAGTCTCTCGGCATTTTAGGATGGTCGTGTAACCAAGTCTTTTGCATTTCAATATCCATTAATTCAGCTTGTGTAAATTTACAAGCATTAGTTACCATTAAAGATTCAGTTCGGGCAATCATTCTTGCTCTTGTTTTTGACATTTCAACTTCCTTTATTAATCTTCTTTCTGCACCTCTAAAGCCTTCATTGTTTTGTAAAGCCGTTTGAAATGCTGATTGAATCTTCTTTAAACTCGTTGCGTTAATATCTCTTATGTGCTGACCGCCTATGGTAGCAAAGTATTCTTTTAGTGCTGCATCCATAATAGGATTCTCAAACCCTACTCCTATTGTTGCACTTGCTGGTAATGTTTCTTTTAAATATGTTATAAAACCTCTTAATTGTTTACTCCAAGCCTTACTATAAAATATTTGCATAGCATTAGCAATAGGAACTTCAGTATAAAGCATTGCAGAAATAGAATAACTAAAAGCAACCGACTCAGATTGTTTTAAAGCATCTAAGATAGGTTGTATAGATTGTTTTAAGGCTTTAGAGAACAAACGGTATCCGTAAATCTCTAAATACTTTTGTAGTTTAGTGTCAAATTCTTCTTGTGTCATTATAACGCTTTATCCGCCATTCCTAATTCATCAAGATAAACTAAACTTATAGGAACTAAAATTCTGTCCATATCAGCTTCATCTATTCTATCGTAATTCATAGCAGTTCTTTTTTCGTTAGGAGTAACCCACCAAGATTCTTTCATCTGTGCAACTATCTTCTCCATATCCTTTTGCATTTCAGGAAACGCTTGAACATCGTAATCTATGTAGTATTCTACACCATCTCTCAAAGAGTAATATAAAGCAACCTCGTTAAACATACCTCTAATCATATTTAGAATAGGAATAACTGTATTAGTTACTAAACCTTTGTAAGCCATTTCCTTATTATTGTAAGAAGCCGAATCAGTAGCCATTAAGATAGGGTCTACACCAAACACTCTGCATAAAGTATCTCTATCCGCTCCTATTGATTTAATTATTTCTAAATCTGCAGGACTCATTCCGATTTGCTTATAATCTACAATACCGTTAGTAGCTACAATTCTTTTATAATTATCTGCACCTGTTAATTTTGTGTCTATCTGTTGGTTAATCTTACTAATCTGTTCGCCATCTAACATTGCGTCCTTATCGCCACTAAATAAAAGACCTGCTGCACCACCGTTAATAAATGCTTTAGCTTTTGCCCTTGTTCCTTCGTTAGAACTTGATACAGTTTCCCAAGCAGCCATAAGCGGTGACATTCCATAAAGCTGGTTACCACTTACATTATAATCAGGGTTAAAGAATTTAATGTGGTTTACTTCGTTTACTTTAAACTCAATCTCTTGGTTTCCTATTTGTAGCTTATAAGCACTAATAGGGTCGAATGTACCACTACCTATGATTTGTGTAAATTGTGATGGTAAAGGATAAAGTTTAGTAGGCACGCCTTTGTTTCGACCTACTTCAGGCATAAACTTATAAGAGTAAGCGTTTCCAGTAATCTCTAAAAAAGAAACTAAAGATTCGATATACTCTTGCTGGCTTTGCATCTCGTTAGGTCTTGCAATTAGCTTATTTAGGTCTGTTCCTTCTACTTCGGTTAATCCCTTTTTAATTAGGTTAACAGGGTTATTCTTAATTCTATTAAAACTCTTTTTGTTCTCTACCTCGTAAACATAGAAAGGAACTGAAGCAGCCTTTTTAGCAATCATATTTATAATTGCAAATACATCGGGGTTGCCTTGATAGCCATTTCTTACATACGCTCTTGGGTTGTTAGGAATATTAAAGAATATTCCATTGAAATAAGAGAATAAAGATTGATTGTATTTGTTGCCCGCATCCGAACCTTGAGTAGGTAGTATAGCAGCTTTAATTCGTTGAAAGAAGTTCATAAGCAATTATTTTTACAAATTTACGATAAATTTAGATAACTTTTACATTACAACAAAGTCAAACTTCTTGAGTTCAAACCACATCCGCATCATTAAGGCATCACTTATATCGGGAGACCTGCCTAAATGTTCTTTAACTTTGTCTTTAGGTAGCACCGCAAGTTTACCATCCTTATCAGCGTTATGCCTTTGCACCCATTCAAGTTCTTCGGTTAATTCTTTTTTGATTGTTACATCTTCGGTTATAACCCACACTCCAGCTTCATTAATTAACTCTGCAAGTTTGTAGTAGCATTCCGATTTTAAGTTTATGTAATTACCTGTTAAGGCTTTGCTATTGTTTACGAATCCTTTAAATCCGTAATCGACCACACCACCGCCAACACCATCTTCATCACAAATGATTTGAGAATAAGGGATTGAATGCTTTTTACTTAAATGTTTAATGAATGCTGCTACTTCGCTTGTTGCCTTATGAGACAACTTATGTATCTCAATTACTCTAAAGCCTGACCAAACCATTATCAAAGTATTATCTTTACCAAAGCGTGCAATATCCGCAGAAATATAACCTTTACCATTTGGAATATGCTCATTCGTAAACATATCAATAATCTTATCGTATTCAATTAAAGCGTTATTGTTGTCATCGTATTCCCAGTTACCATAAAGTAATCTTTCTCTACTTTGATTATCTAAAGTCTTTAAGGATTCAATATAGTGCGGTGAAATAAAAGGATTGTCAATAGCTAATGCTTGAATAAATGCTTTGTCATCTTGTAACTTACTTTCTTTGTGTGGCTTGTAAAAGTTATTATAAACCCATCCTTTAGCAGGATTGCAAGTTCCAAGCATCTTTGGTATCAAACCAAATTCATCTATCTTATATCTTATTCGAGACTTAACAATGTTCCAGGCCTTCTCGGTTATTTGATTGCACTCATCTACAAACGCTCCTGTAATCTCAAGTGAACCTAATTCATCAAAGTGTGGGTCGGAAGGATATTGGAATAAATCTTTAAGTAATATGGTCGAACCATTTTGAAAGGTAATAATATTGGATTGAGCGTTAAACTGATAGTGAGTACCTGCCTTTAATCCTTGCATCCTTGTAACATCGTAAAACGAATTAAGAGTAGTTTCCTTAAGTGTCTTTAATACCGCTCTACCAATTAACCATCGTGAACCATCGTATTTTAAAGCATTCTTTAAGATAGAATAAACACCTAAAGCAGTCTTCCCACTTCCAGCACCGCCACCATAGATAATCTCTTTAGTCTTATTGTCTTCGATTAACTCAATCGCTTGAGTCTGCTTTTCCGATAGGTGCATAGGTTCTTATTTCTTCAAATACTATTTTGGCTTGTATAGGATTGTTTGCATCTCCTTCTAAAGTTGTTCTTGCAAGTTTTGGTCTTGCGTATTCAAGTAGGGTTAGATAAGATTGTACAAAGTCTTTACCCTCTAAAGAGTTAAGTTCTTGATTAAATCTATCCGTACCTTCTTCTATAATTATGTTAACGAAGTTGTCTAATACTAATCTTTTTTGGCTTACTGCACCTTGTGGTCTGCCATTCGGATTACCGCTTTTGCCTTTTTCAAACATTTGTTATCTTTTGTTATTTACAACAAAGGTAGCTATTTTATTACATTTTTAGAAAGTTCGTATTCCTTCCTTAAGTAGTTAATCTTTTGAGTTAATACATCTATAAAAGAATTGGTGCTAAATCTAATATTCTTAACCTCTGCTAACCTTGTTTCAAACTTACCTTCTATTACTCTGTAAGGCTCGGACATTATTATAGCCTGTTTCTCTTTATTTCCTTGCGTTCCTTCGCCCTCTACAAATAACCTTGCTTCCTCTATCTTCCTGGTAGTGTAAGCATCTATGTAACCTTTGTGTATCTCTGCTTCCATTTCATTTAAAAGAAATAAATAACCAGCAAGTTTAAGATTAGAGTTTATTAAATCTTCTATCGCATTGGTCTTATTGGCTTTTATTATCTCGGCTTTGATTTTATCTATCATAAGTTAGCTACTTTGTTGGTGTATTCATCAATCTTATCTAAATACCAATCTTTGGTAGTTTTAAAGGTTTGATTCTTTCTATGCTCTAATGCTGCAAAGGCTTCATCTCCTAAATGTTTTTGCAATCTTAATGTATATACAATGTAATTACCATTTTTAGCGACATTACAACCGTAGCAACCAGGATAACAGTTTTCTTCATCCCATCTTGTAGACAAATGAGTTCTACTCCAAAAGTGAGCATTCTGCATTTTTTTATAAGGATAGATTTTATCACAAGTAAAACATTGTACATTTAAATCTTCATCAGCATACTTAAGTCTTATGTAAATAGAAAAAATAGTATCTAACTTCTTTTTTAAGACTGTTGTACTCATTTCAATAGGATTTTAGTGTAAAACATCTCGAACACTACTCCCCAAATAATAGAAAATAGGATTATATCAAAATACCCAAACATAGGCTTATAACAAACTATTGCTAAAGAAATAAAAAGTAACATCAAGGCTTTAAATAAATGCCACCCATCCGTTAAAAACGAAAGCATAGTTGAAGATAGAAAAAACTTCTCGCCATTTTCCTTCTCGCCCCACTGCCATTTGTTGCGCCAAGACATATTCCAATCCCAAAACTGTCTATTCTTAAAGTTTCCAAATATGGAAATATAGTACCTCGTAGATAGAACATCCATTACCGAATTACAAATTGCTGCTAATATTACAAAGATTAAACTCATATTTTTATTTATTAGTTCCCATTTTGGGAATTAGTCACTATTAATTTAAATATTGTGACACTTAACTTGTCATAAAACAACCTTAATTGCATATAATTATCCCTTTTAAAGCTCATTAACGTGTAAATGCATATAAATACGGCTCACTTTTGAGCTCTATTTGTAGTCAGGACAGGACTCGAACCTGTAACCTCTTTGGGCGAGCTGTTCTTGCGGGAAGCCCTCGTCTACCATTCCGCCACCTGACTATTAGCGTTCTATTAAAAATGGAAGTTATTGCGCCTATACCATTTCGTTAATGCCACCAATATGGTGTTCATTTTATTCCCTTGTTCAAGTTTTGTGAACATTTTCAAATATAGATTTTTATTCCACCATTACGCCTATTTTTCTTGCTTTGCGCCTATTTTTTCCACCATAAGGCTAAAATTAGAAATTATTTTCCATTATTAGTCAATCTAAAGGCTTACTATTTGCTTTTGTTTGTCATATTATATCTTTCCAAATGTTTCGTTGTAGTATTGTTCTGCATTCCTCGTTGAAAAAGAATCGTGTCCATCATCCCAAGCATCTATTATTTCTTGCTTCTCCATTTCTTTGGCTTGTTCAAGTAATTTATTAAAGATTGCTCCATCTCCTTGCATATTCATTTCTTCCCATAGTTGAATTGCTAACCACTCTACTGCTGTTTGTTTTTCCATTTTGTTTGTTGTTTAAAGATTATTTTTAAATGTTTCGTTGTAGTATTGTTCTGCATTATAAAACGCTTCTATTGTACAATCATATGTTTGGTTATTTATACACCGATTATGTGTGTGTGCATTTTTTATCTGCTGCTTCTCTATTTTTTTGGCTTGTCTTACAACCTCTGCTGCAATTGTTAAATTTTCCCTACTTATTAATTTATCTATATCTAATTCTGTTAATAAAAAGTCTAATGCCGTTTGCTTTTCCATTTTGTTAAATGTTTG